GCTTGAAGGTGACGATCAGTTCATCGGCCCCTCAGTAGTAGAGGCGGCTGCGCACCGGCCAAGGTGGAAGGATGAGACGGCGCCGATCGTGCTCGGGGTGGATCCGGCGCGCTCAGGCGCCGACAGCACCGTGATCGTGGCGCGGCAAGGACGCGACATCATCGCGATTAAGCGGTACAAGGGCGACGACACCATGACGACGGTGGGACGCGTCATTGATGCGATCGAGGAGTTCAACCCGGTGTTTACCGTCATCGACGAGGGCGGACTCGGGTACGGCATCCTCGATCGGCTCAAGGAGCAGCGCTATAAGGTGCGCGGGGTTAACTTTGGGTGGAAGGCGAAGAACCCGGTGATGTGGGGCAACAAGCGTGCGGAGCTCTGGGGCACGATGCGTGACTGGTTGCGCGAGGGGCACATACCGAACGATCGGCAGCTCATGACCGACCTGTGCGGGCCGACGCAGAAGCCGAACTCATCGGGTACGATCTTCTTAGAAGGTAAGAAAGAGATGAAGTCGCGAGGGCTTGCAAGCCCTGACGCGGCCGACGCGCTCGCGGTGACATTTGCATTTCCGCTCGGGCAGCGCGAATATAGGGAGAAGGCTCGCCGCGTGGTCTACCACCAAGGGGACATGGCGGGCAGTTGGATGGGAGCATAAGTGGCTCGCAAGTCTGTCTCACTGTCGGTTGGGCGCGGGGAAAAGCTGTCTACCAAGGCAGGGGCGGGGCTTACTGCCAAAGGCCGCGCGAAGTACAACCGCGAGACGGGGAGCAAGCTTAAGGCCCCCGCGCCCAACCCTAAGACTAAGGCGGACGCTGGCCGTAAAAAGTCATTCTGTGCCCGCATGGGAGCAGTCGCCCGCAACGCCAAAGATGGCTCGCGAGCCAAAGCATCACTCAAACGATGGAAGTGCTAACAATGGCAGCTAAACGGGGACTCTATGAGAACATTAATCGAAAACGTGCTCGCATCGCTGCAGGCAGCGGTGAGAAGATGCGTAAGCCTGGTGCGAAGGGAGCCCCCAGCGCCAAAGATTTTAGAGAGTCCGCCAAAACGGCCAAAAAAGGTAAAAAGTGATGAACTACCGAAATCCAACCGGCGTGTCGCCCGGCGCAACGATCGGCGACATGATCACGCAAAGTCGCGCAAGCGCGCCAAAGATGCAAAAGCCTCGGATGCCAAAGCGCGAGATGAGTGAAGACGCTATCCGTACGACGGTAGACTTCCGCCCATCGCCGGTGCGTCCGCGAGGTCGCGGAGGGATGCGCTAATGCCGCTTGTTAAAAGCGCGAGCAAAGGCGCCTTTCGTAAGAACATTAAGGCCGAGATGCAGTCAGGCAAACCGCAGAAGCAAGCGGTTGCCATTGCGTATGCGGTCAAGCGCCGCGCGGCGGCTAAGAAGGGCAAGAAGTAATCATGGCTAAAGACCCGACAGGCATCAAAGGCGCGGCGCAAGTCGCCAACAGCCCGCAGTCACGCAGCACGCGTGATGCAGCGGACATTTTGGCAACGATGCGCAAGCGTCTGGAACAGTCCTTGTCGGCGTACAGCGAGTCGCGAGACAGCGAACTTGATGACCTGCGCTTTATGGCAGGCTCACCGGACAACCGCTGGCAGTGGCCGCAAGAGGTGCTGGCAACGCGCGGTGCGGTGCAGGGTCAGACGATCAATGCGCGCCCGTGCTTGACGATCAACAAGCTGCCGCAACATGTGCGCCAAGTCACAAACGACCAGCGTCAGAACAGGCCGTCGGGCAAGGTCATTCCGGTTGATGACAAGGCAGACATCGAGGTCGCCGAAGTTTTCAACGGCATGGTGCGGCATATTGAATATATGTCGGACGCGGACGTGGTGTACGACACGGCGTGCGACAACCAAGTCACCTACGGTGAAGGGTACTTCCGCATCCTGACGGAATACTGCGACGAGACGAGCTTTGATCAGGATTTGCGCCTACAGCGCATCCGCAACTCATTCAGCGTGTACATGGATCCGCACATTCAAGACCCGTGCGGCGCTGATGCGGAATACTGTTTTATCACGGAAGACATGCCTCAAAGCGAATTTGAGCGTTACTTCCCGAACGCCGAGCCCATTTCGTCGATCGCTATTCGTGGCGTTGGCGACGAGGCTATGTCGCAGTGGATCATGGAGGACACGGTACGTATTGCGGAGTATTTCTACGCCGTATACGAGAAAGCCACGCTCCATTTGTACCCCAACAACCAGACTGCCTACGCCGGATCGCCCGAAGCGCGGCAGATGGAAATGATGGGCGTGCGTCCGCTGCGCACCCGTGAGGTCGACATCCGCCGAATTAAGTGGATGAAGACCAACGGCTACGAAATTTTGGAAGAAAACGATTGGCCGGGTAAGCACATTCCAGTCATTCGCGTGATCGGCAACGAATTTGAGGTCGATGGGCGCCTGTACATCTCGGGTTTGGTGAGAAACGCCAAAGATGCCCAAAGAATGTACAACTATTGGGTGTCGCAAGAGGCTGAAATGCTGGCTTTGGCGCCTAAAGCGCCGTTTATCGGCTACGCCGGTCAGTTTGAAGGCTACGAACACCAGTGGAAGACCGCCAATACGCAAAATTATCCGTATTTGGAGGTCAATCCTGACGTTACCGACGGTCAAGGCGCTGTTTTGCCGCTTCCGGCACGCGCACAACCGCCGTTGGCGCAAACCGGGCTTATTCAAGCCAAAATGGGCGCCTCGGACGACATTAAATCGACCACTGGATACTACGATTCGAGCCTGGGCGAAACTTCTAACGAGCGCTCAGGTCGAGCCATTTTGGCGCGTGAACGGCAAGGCGACACAGGTTCATATCACTACATTGACAACTTAGCTCGCGCTATACGCTACGGGACGCGCCAACTTGTTGATTTGATCCCAAAAATTTACGACACCCAGCGCATCGCGCGCATCATTGGCATTGACGGTGAGACTGACACGGTGCGCATTGACCCGACGCAAGCCGAGCCGGTGCGTGAGATTCGCGATCAAGCGGGCATCATCATTGCCAAAATTTACAACCCGTCTGTGGGTAAGTACGACGTGGCCGTCACGACGGGCCCGTCCTACCTGACCAAGCGCCAAGAGGCGATGGATGCGATGGGTCAAATTCTGCAGGCCAACCCGAACCTGTGGGCTGTGGCTGGCGACCTGTTCGTTAAAAACATGGACTGGCCGGGCGCTCAGGAGATTGCCAAGCGCTTGCAGAAGACCATCGAGCCGCGACTGCTGGAGGATGAAGAGGATCCAGCCATTCAAGCTGCAAAAATGGAGAACGAGCAGCTTCGATCTCAGATGGATGAAATGCGGGTCATGCTGGATAACGTCCAGAGGTCGATCGAAGCCCGCGAAGTCGACATCAAGGCGTATGATGCGGAGACGAAGCGCATTAGCGCTGTCCAAGCGGGCATGACGCCCGAGCAGATCCAAGATATTGTCTTGGGCACCATCAGCGGCATGATGACATCAGGCGACCTCGTGGCGCCGATGCAACGTGAGGCTATGATGCCGCCTGAGATGGGCATGGAGTTACCGCCGCAATGACCTGCGAAGTCTTTATCGGACGGCTGTTTTTGGCTCGGGATGTGACCCACAGCACCCACCTGAATACCCGTAACTACGCAAAGCACAAAGCGTTGCAGAAGTTTTACGAGGGCATCATTCCCTTGGCAGACACGTTTGCAGAGGCATATCAGGGTCGGTACGGCCTAATCGGCCCGATTGCGCTGGCATCTGCCCAGAAGTCGAACAACGTGCTGGACTTTCTGGAGAAGGAACTTAAAGACCTAGAGGAAATGCGGTATAAAGTCGTTTCTAAAGACGACGCTACCCTGCAAAACCTGCTGGACGCGATCTTCGAGTTGTACCTGTCCACTATCTACAAATTAAAGTTTTTGGCTTGAGGTATAGACAATGGAATTACTGAATCCGCTTAACGACAGCCTGTACCCGGCCAGAACTGCGGCCTACACAGGCACCGCTGGCTCTACGGCTACTTGGGACTCAGGCCCAGAAGGCGTCGTGGTGTGGTGTACGTCGGATGCGTACGTCTC